CCTTTACATTTTCAGGAAGAACTCCACTTCTTTGCAAAAAGATTTGACTCTCTGCAGAATTTTTAGAGAATTCATTTAAAGCATATTCTCCAGAAGTAACTGGAATTAATTTAACATTAGATCCATTAATGTTTCTTAGACTGTCAAATACTACCTTACCGTTTGACTTATTTTTAATTTCAATAGCGATTCCCGAAGGACCAGTATCTTGTCTATATGCTACTTTTACTTTATAGATCCCTGCTTTAAAATTGTTTACTAAATTTTTTACTCCAGTATAAGCAGCAGTAACCTTAAATGGTTTTTGATTTGGTGTAGATGGTTGCGTTATTGTCTGCCTTATGACCCGCTCTTTGATAGGAACATTCAACAAATCAAGTCTGATTCTATGAACACCTGCCTTTATGGTTTTCTGAATTTTATTTGGAGAATCCTTAAAACTTCTTAGGTCATCTAACTTTATATTATCCAAATAAAGTTCTGCTTTATTATCACATAAACCTCTGAAAATATATTCACCATCATAAGGAAAGTCTTCTTCCCATTCAAATGTAAATGGAATACCTGCAAAGTCACTGCCAGGAACATTTGATTTGGGAACTGGTGATATTGCAAATGAGTTCATAAACTCATTCCACGCAGGATAATCTACATTAAACTTTGTTCGTGTAACTTTATTCGCTGATGTTAGTTTTAATGGAGGTTCTTTTCTTGTACTCCACCAGGGGTTTTGTAATTCTCTAAGAAAGTCTTGATACTCTTTGATTTCTAAAGCGATTGGATCTTTAGATAGATTTGCATAGAGACTTGGTTCCCAGGGTCCTATTGGATTTCCACTGGGATCATATCGTAAACCATATCCCACATCAGTTGGTTCACATAGTTCATACTCTTCAAAGTCTCCTTCCTGATCATAATACTCTACAGTTTCTACGATCTCTCCTAGCACAGCACGAGTGACTGCACCTACACCAATATTACATCTATCTTTAACTTCTACAATTGGCTCATATTGATATCCATATCCTCCTTCAACCAAATCAATCGCTAATAAAGCACCATCTTCACCGATAACAGGATTACCTTGAACACCCACTCCTCCACCACCATAGAAATAAACCTGGGGCGGCCCACACTCAGATTCAAAGTTTACTCCTTCACAGGTGCTTCCTGTTGGTGATATATCATCAGGAGTTAATTCATTAACCTCATTAATATTCAGATACTTAGTAAAATTTCTAGTCCTAAAAACAAACTGAGTCCCTGGATTTAACTTTGCATACTCATTTGCTTCACACACAGAAACGCCATCAACAAATCCCCTCTCGGTCGAAATATAACCGACTCTTATTGCGTCTTTTGATGCAGGACCAAAGATATCAAACGACATTAGTTTATACTTTTACCCTTCTTCATAGTGATATTTATTATGCTGTTCCCGACGTTGCTGCTGCAATTTGATCTGGGGTTCTAGAATCACTAGTCAAATCTCTTTGACTTTGGGGAATTTCTGCATATGGTGTCTCAGGAGTTACATTCACATTTGGTGGGTCTTTTGCTGCATTATTTTCAACAGACTTATTGTTTGGAAGTTGTTGATCTGGTTGTGACGCTCCGCCTCTTGCAAAAGTATAAAAGTCTGATACTGCCACATTCGGTTTTAACTCACAACCAAAAATATTTAATTTAAGATTTGTAAAACTTAGAGCAGAGGTTAGACTGCCATTAATGTTTCCAGTTAATGAAGTAATGTCTGATAATGCTCCACTTACTCCTGCAATTTGATTTTGGATGTCATCAAGAAATGTATTAATGTTATCCAAAATTGTATTATTTGCTTCTGTAATTTGATCTTTATTGGAAGAGATAACCTGCCCTACGATTTCTTCAGCATAACATACTGGAACTGTTGCTACTTTTCTTTGATCACTCATACTATCTCTTGCTTGTTGTTCTAACTGATCTGGTTTGAGTACGGCAAGTAATAGAGATTCAATTAAAGCACATAATCCTTGAGTAATTTTGTTATACAAACATAGAATAAGTTCGGTAATAGTTTCTTTAATATCTGCAAACATATTTCTCATACTAGAGGGTATTGCAGATACAACTTTAGTAAGTTCTTTATTCAATAGCTTCAAAACATATTCCATAATCTTATCAAAAATTATTTTCATATATTTTGCAATAATACAAGCAGCTTTTGAAATTAAATTTATTATTTTACTTATGATCAAAGAAGCAGCGTCAGCATAGCATTTGAGAGCATTTAGATACTTTGCAATCTGTTGCATCAAATTATCTAAAACCGTCTGAATACATTTAATTGCTGAACCAACTTTATCATCGGGTTTCATTAAAGGAATCTTTTCTTGATACTTATCCTCTCTTTTTCTATCTCCAGCACTGGTTTGATGAACAGCATTTGTACTTTCTTTTGTCGCTCCCGGTTGAGATAAAGATGCTGAGGAACTTGCTTCTCTGCAACGATTTTTAATTCCTTGTGCTACTTTTCTCTGAATGTAATCATCTCTTTCTGTTCCCGTTAGTCCTTTCTTTTCTGCTTCTGCTCTTGCATTTTGAGCATCTGCAAGTTGAGAAGAAGTAAGAGCCTTATCTGAACGAAGACCATACTTATTTACAGAAACACCTGGAGGAACAGGAGCACATTCTGCTGCTTGTTCAGGTGATTTTGGTTTAGCAAGAACCTTCTCTTCATCGGGAACTTTTTCTTTTTTACTCCTTTCTTTAGGTTCTTGAGTATTTGCAAATCCACTTTGGGGAGAAAAGTTTTTTCCTCCAGTTAATGCTGTTTTATTTGATAAAGAAGTTTGAGCATTATTGCCCAGAACTCCCATAATGACTGGGGTTTGTTGATCTTGACCATCAAGAAAAAATCCAAATACAAAATTTCCTTGACGAAGATTTGGAGTTTGTGATGCAGCTGCTTGCCCGCCTCCAGCAGTCACTGGATACATCACCTGTGCCCAAGCAAGTTCTTCAGAACGAAGTGAATCTTCTTCTTGATCGTGAAGACCAATAATTCTTACTTTATAACGATAACCCCACCCAACAACACTATTTCTGTCTGCGAATTTTCCAGGCAGTATATTATCTCTCCAAGTGGAGTCATCGGCAATCTGCCCGATCCACCAGTTAAAATGTTCGCCAAGAAACCCGGGGTTATATAAACTCATCAGTCCTCATAGATTCTGCATTCCAGTGCATCAGGATTATCATTACAATATAATTCCAACGCTGTTGGGTCGTGATGTTTTGTTGGATTATTTTGGGACCATCTTTCAAGTGCTGATAATTCATCCTCAATGTGACGCTTTGCCTGAGGAGAGGTTAATGGATTATCCAATACTTTTTTGTCATACTCTATATGCTTTTCTACACTTTCCATAATTGGTGATGTATTATTTACTATTTAACAGATTTAAAAGGGATTATAGGTAGGATTTCCTTTTTTTCCAGTGGAATCCCTCACTGCAGTAATCTTAGTAAAGCATCCCGTTGACAAATTGTAATAATGACAAAGGTCTGCAATAATATAATATCCACCAAGATAATTGTCCAGTCCTTGAGTTTGTTTGTTTGATAGTTCTGGTGGGTCTATCCAAATCAAATCTCCTGCGTGTAAACTTAAATCGCCATAAATTGTAATCGTAGTTTTTGATGAGAAGAGTTGATTGTATCTCATTGAAGATTGATTCAAGATATTCTTTGGATCAAAATTTTGATCCTTAGATTTCTCTATTTGTTGTTTTGTATCTCCAGATGGTAATGATCCTCTATCAATCAAATGATATTTTGTTTTTGAAAAGTCTTTGTTTTGCCCTTCAATATTAAACTTTGGATTTATTTTTGGTAGATTCTTTCCTGCTTTTTGAAGGTTCTCTTCAGATGCTTTACTTGAAGCAGAAGATTGTGAATTTGGATTTATAACTTCATAATAACAATCAAAAGGATCAAATAAGATTGTTCTTGTAGAGTAGGTTCCTGCTTCTAATTTTCTTATAATATCTCCACTTGGATTTGGTGGATCAAGTTCAAGAATTTTTGCATCATAATCAACAGGAAGATCAACAGTCTGATTGTATATAAATTTCTTTACATTCTTTTTATTTCCACCAGTTCCAGTTTCGGAAAGCATTCCATCTATGGATTTAAACTTGAATCCTTCTGAGGTTTCAAAAAAGAAAAATCCCGCAGTGTTTCCTTTTGCACCTCGTATATTTGGAATGGATCTACCTGACAACCAATGAAGAATATAAAATGGATGCCAATTATTTGATATGATATTGTAATTATTATCTGTCGTTTCAATATCTAAATTTTTTTCTGTTTGTAAAAACTCTCTACAAATCTTTGTAACAGTATCAGAAATTTTTCCATCATATCTTTTATTTACAACCTTTTTATAATTACGAATACCTTCTTCAGATATTAAATCAAGAGTTGCTAATGACCTTACAGTATCTTTTGATAATGGATTAATTGATCTCACCTGCATCTTTAATTTTAAAGTTGCATCGTGATTCATATCCTTAAAAGTAATATCAACATCCTCTCCACCTTCTAAAGGCATTCCATCTATAACAGTGCTTGTAACACCATCTGCAACAGAATATTTTCCAATATCACTATAAGTTACACTACATTTAATCGTCTCATTCAAAATACTTTCATAATAATAAAAGTCAGTAATAGTTGTTCCACTTGCACCCAAATCAATTGGAGAAGTTTTTCTTCCTGCTGAGGGATTGATTATGAACTTATCAATAGAATAATTTCTAGTATTCTCTTGCATTGAAATAAAACTCCTATTCTATTATTTACCCTTATAACTTGATGCCATATAATCTTCTACTTCATCAAATATGGACACCATCATTGAAGATTGTTGAGAAGAACCAACAGGGATTGGAACAGGAATTAATTTCTCATCTACAATCGCACGAATTGTTGCACCTTGTTCATAAGAAGCATAACTTCTTATTACATTCAATGCTCCTTGATAATTTGATTTATTTAATGCATTCAAGAAACCAGGATAGTTTTCTTCCAATGCTCTGGTTGAATCAGCATCAATTACAAACTCTGGACCTTTTTCTCCAAGTATTGCTCTTGTAAAACCGTGAACTTTTCCACCAGAAGCCATTGCCCTGAATTGAGATAAGGTTGATCTCACTCTTGCAGACATTTGCCTTTCTTGTCCAACAGGAACTTGACTTCCGGGAATATCAAATGCTAATCCAGAATAATGCATAGAACCTGGAGAGTGCCTACCAACTCTCCCATATCCCTTGAATTCAGTAACCTGAAATCCTTTAGACATAAAAAATTTATATGCTCTTTCTGCAGTTGCTCTGTCTTTAAATGATAAATGATCGTGATAATTGCTTCCCCCGTGAGAAGGATCATAATTCGGACTAGATGGATCTCCAGTAATATAACCATCCATCCCTGGTCCACCAGTCATTACAGGAGAAGTTTTTAATGGTGGAGCACTTTTTGCAGCTTGGGCAGATGCAAGATGAGATTTGTACTTTTCTCCAGTGTATGTTGTCCAAGGAGAAAAATTAGATCCTCCAGATATTCTAAATGCTATCTTAGCATTTGTTACTGGATCAAACAACTGTTCGTTACTGGAAAGACCATATTGTTGTCTTCTTGCTGGACCCAAATCACCAATCATATTAATTTGCCATAAACCATAAGAATTATCGGGTGGTTTAGGATTATGTGCGTTTGAATTTCCTCCAGATTCTGCCATTGCAATTGCTGCAGCAATCACGGCATTATCATCACTAAATCCTGCACCCTTTGCAATTCCAACCAACTGTTCCATCGTTAAAGTACCACCTGTTGGAGCTATGCCCATACCTGCTGGTTGCTGACCGGGCATAGTTGGTGCTTGTTCTATCATTCCTTTTAATCCAAGTTGCTTCTTCAAATCATTAAGTATATCATCAACTTTAGGAGCAACACTATCTTGAAGTGCTTTTGCAATTACATTTTTCATATCAGCATCATTACCAAACATTCCAACATCAACTTCTCCACCTTCAGCGAATGCACCTCCAGTTCTTTGAATACCTCCACCAACAGTTCTCTGTACCCAAGCAGTTAGACCATCTGCTGCACTTTGATAATCTGCACTAGATGGTCTCTCACCAAGTTGTGCCTTCATCAAAATACCAATCAATCCACCTAATCCTGGTGTTGAAGATGCTGTCTTATAAGAACTCTTCATATAACCAAGTGGATTTACATTTTTTGTCTGGTCTTTTGATTTAACTTCGGGGAATATTTTTTCAATCTTATCCTTACCACCAACAGATTGACCTGGTTTAACTTCTGTTGGTTTTACCTTTAAAATTCTTTTTGCTTGTGATTTTTGTATGGTTCTTTTGATTGGACCGGTATATTTTCCACCTCTTGTTACAGATCCACCTCCCGCATATTGATATGGTTTATTCGTTTTGGGATCTTTATCAACCAATCCCATTTTTCTAAGACCTGCATCAGCTAAATTATACGCAGCAGTTCCAACTAAAGATGATGCAGCAAATCCTGCAACAGCAAGAGCAATAGCAGTGGGTAAACCAATTCCTGTTGCACCTAAAATACCTGCACCAGCAATTGTTGCAGAATAAGCACCTATGCCTGCTACAGTTCCAGCAACTGCACTTAAAAGAGTTCTTAATCCATCTTTACCTCTTCCTTGCGATACTAACATTCCAGAATCTATGAGATCTGGAATGAGAAACATTAATCCCAACAATCCACCAGCAGATTTTATCCCCTTAGGTAATCTAAGTTTACCACCTTTTCCCGTTGTTACTTTTGGACGTTGGCGCAATGGATTTCTAATATTTGGTTTACCTGCCTCTCCGCCCCGACTTGTTGTTATTTTTGATCTCTTTCCAGGTTTTTTCCCTCTATCATCAGGATAACCCCTATCACGAAGTTCACCAAAAGCAATCGCAGCAATAATAGATGCTGTGATGACTTTATCCATCGCACCAACAAATCCATCAAATGCTTTGGTAAAGTTTTCTCCTCCAAGATTTCCTAAAAATTTTCTTGTTTTGTCGTGAACCTCATATGCCTTATCAACAAAGGAAACCAAACCATTTAAGATTTTACCAGATACATCAATCACAGTATCCTGAACTTTTACAATTGTACCAACAACTCCTGCAAGTTTTGGAAGATACGGTAATAAACGAAGTGAAATATAACCAAGAAATATATTAAATAAAAACTTCTTAATTCTATCAAGAAAACCTAAACGAGGTAATGAAGGTAATTTGATTGTATCACTTTTGCCCTCTTTTGGTTTTTCAAGTTTTTTTTCTTTCTCCGAAAATCTTTTTTTCTCACTTTCTTTTTTCTTTTTTTCTTCTTCTTTTGATTTTAATAGTGTATTTGTTTTGATTAAATTGCTAATTTGAATTACTTGTCTTTTAATAATACGCAATTCAAAAGACTTATTATCATCAACAACTGACTTAGCACTAATCCTTTTTACAGTGGGTATTAAAGGACTTCCCTTTAAAAGTTTTGCTGGACTGATTTTTGCAGGAGGAAGTGCTTTAGGTTCCATAGTTTATGATTATGCTACTCCGTGAATTGCAAGTATTCTCTTTCTTTCATTATTACT